CATTATTGTCAACTTGTTCTGATGAAGGGTCTAATTGTCCTTTTAATTTGGCTAATAATTTAGCATCATATATAGTTGCAAGTCTTTCATATTCTGCATTAATCTGTGCTGTACCTGCATTTTGATTAGATAATCTCCATTCTCTAAATTCTTGTTTAAATTCTTCAAGGTTTATCTTTACAAGATTTAATTGTAAGTCTTTACCAATTTCAGAAAATATTTTTAATTCATTATCTGATGTAAGTAAATTTTTAGATCTTCCTTCATAAGTTGTAAAATAACTATTTAAAGGTGTTAAGACTCCTTTATCAACTGTACCTGCAAGAGTCATTAAAGAATTTAATCTGCCTGTATTCTGGTCATTTTTAATTGTAGCTGGATCAAGAAACCAAGCCATAGCTGCTATTCTTGCATCTGATAATGTATCAAATTGACCTTCTTGTATTTTAAATAGTAATTGACCATATTTTTCATTTGTATCACCATCTAAAACTTCTGCATTTGAAGCAAGTTTTGTTGCAATTAATGGGTTTGCTCTTTGTAATTCTTCTAATAAATTAACTGCTTCTTCTCCTTTCCCTGCTGCATACAAAGATGCAACATTCAACATACCTAATTCTATAGCTTCTTCTTTTGCTCTTTTTGCTTCTGCCCTATTTCTTTTATCTGCTTTATCAGTATAGTCTTCAACATCTTCAAGTAATTTATTTTCCATTTCTACATAGTCAGGGTGATCTAATAAAGTTAATTTTCCACCAGGACCAAAAGGAAATTGACTTGCACTTTTAAAAATTGATAAAGCTAAATCTTCATCACCAGTTTCAAAACCAATTCTTTTTGCTTCAGCACTAAGACTTTTTAATATAGTTTTATTAATAGCTGATCTATTGGCCGAACTTAATCCTAATTTATTAATATCATTTTCAAATTGATCTATAGAAGCTGTTAATAATAAAAATTGATTTTTACTTACTTCATCTGATTCTGGACCTGCTGTTTGAAAATTTATTATATTTTTAGCAAGGCCAGCAGCATCAATTTTTAATTTTTCTACTTGAAATTCTTCGTGTTTCTTTTCGTGAATGTCAGTAATTTTAGTTGTAGCATTTATTAGATATGGAAAAAATTTCTTGTTAAAGGTATCACTATCTACATCACCTAAAGAATTTATAACTTCTGTTCTTGTTTCATTTAGCCAATCTGAAAATTCTGTTGAATCTAAAGAAAAGTTTGATAAAGGTACTCCATCTACATTTGCGTCATTATATTCAGTTTTAAATTTGCTTTCTAAACTACCACCTAAAATTGTAGCTTTTGTTCTTTTAAAAACTTTGTTATAAAGTCTATTACCACTAAAAAGTTTATTAGATCTAACATATTTAGATGCGTCAGCCCAATCGTTAGTTGAACTATCTAAAGCATCATTTAAAGCTTCTTCTGATATTTCTGCTCTTTTCTCATCAATTTTAGTTTCAATAAATTTTTCTAAAACTGGATTAACAACCTTTAAAGTTTCGGCAAGTGCCATCATATTTGTTTTAGGCAAAACCTTTACAGGTTCTACAAATGTATTAACAGGTTGTGCAAAGGATTGGTAAGCAGTACTTTGAAAACTTGATGACATAATTTTAACCGTCTAAAGCAATTTGAGTTTGCAAGGCACTTGCACCTGCACCTAATAATACTGATCCTATAGAAGGTATTTGATTATATGCTTGTTGTGTCTGACTTCTGTATTGATTTCTTATATTTTGGTATTGTGCCTGTGTTTGTTGTATAGATCTCATGTGTTGTCTCCTTGCTGATTCTAATGACTGTCTTATAGATTCTCTATAATTTGCTGCTTGCCTTTCATTATCTTGTAAAATCAAACCAAAACTTACTCCTGATCTTCCAGAAGCCATAAGTGCAGCCCTAGCTCTTAATGAATCAATACTTTTTGCAAATTTATCTTGTGCAGATGTTTTTTCTTTATCACTTAATTGTTCTCTTAAAGCTGCCTGTTTATTTCTTTTATCAGTTTCAGCATTAGCTATACCTGCAACTTCAACTTGTGCAGCCTGTTCAGCTTTATCTTGTGCAGCACCACGCATAGCAAGCCCTTGAAATAAGCTTATACCAGCACTAGCAGCTACAAGATTACACATTTAGGCGATCCTCAGAAATTCATAAAATGGTTTTTCATGTTGTCCATACTTTTCGTGATACTTTATAAAAACAAAACCTAAAGCTTCTAACCACTTTATAGCAGAATGATTCTCTGCATATACAAAATTATATAGGAGTTTATAAGATTTCAACAAACTATCTACCCATTTTCTGCCTTTTCTAATAAGTTGTATTTTATATTTTTTATTAGAAAACAATTCATCAGTACAAATCATAAATATACAACCACCTTTTATTACTCCACATAACCCCATAGGTTGATCTTCGTCACCTGCTATAGTTTGTATCTTTTGACCAAATAGATAACATAAACGTAAAGAATCTGCTGCATCTCTTCCTGTTTGATATAAACCTTCTAGTCGATCTATTTCTCTCATGTTTTTACATACATAATTTAAGTCTGATAGTTTTGATTTTCTTAAATATCCCATTAAGTTCTTCTACTCCTCATGTGAAATACTCCTTCATATTCTGCACTAGCTAATAATGTAGGCAAGAATGTATTGTTTTTTATATCTATATCAACTCTATCTGACTTACTCATAATAGGTACTTTAAATGTTCCTGTATCTAAATTAATCTGACCAATAGAAGCAGAAGCAGCACCAAGCAAACGACCAGTAAATTTATGTAGAGATGTATCTCTGTTTTCTGGTGTTACTTCTACCTGGAAGAAACCAGAATCTTCATACTTAATATAAAAATGATGTATTTGTAATCGACCACTAATTAATTCAGTAGCACCACCACCACCTTGAGTTAATCTCTGCTGACTGAATCTATAGTGCATTTCATAAGGTTCACCAATAATAAACTTACTATTTCTAAAATCTCCTGTAGCTGTAATGGTAGAAGTAGAGCCATTGGTTGCATTAGTAGTTGTAAGTGCTTGTCCTGATATAAGAGTTTTTGTATTACCTTGAGCATCAACAAACGTGCTTGTTTCTCCACTCGCAAGATACCTGCCAACTATATTCATATCGGCTCTTAATCTATAAGGAACTGTAAAGGTAGAGATGCCAGTAGAAGAGTTATAAGCAACAGATACACCGCTAGTTGCTTCTGTTACTTTATGGTCAAGATGATATTCAAACTCTGCATTAGGTTCTCTGAAGCTTGTCTCAAATGGTATTTTTTCTAATGTAACTCCATTAGCTTCTTGTATAACCATTATTAAATCAGTACCAATAAAATCAATATTTAAAATAGATCTATTACTGTTGATAGTAAAAGTAAACCAAGCATTTAAGGCTTTAGTAAAACCTTCACCATATAACCATCTGTTTACATATAGCTTGTTTGGATTTTCTGTACCAAGCAAGACAAGAATATCCTGGTTGTTTGATACTGCCATTTTAAAAATACCACTTGGTATCAGTCTTGGTACATGAATAGTTGTGTTTGCAGCATCTTGGATCTGTTGATTACCTGCAATAATATATTCTCTGATACCTGCAAAAGAACCTTTTTTTGTAAGAAAATAAATAGAAGAACCAGAACCTACAGGCTGTGCTGCTGCATTACTTTCAAATTCAGTTTGTACCAGTACGTTAGCTGTTGAAGGTGTAAGGTTATCTGCTGAACTTGATAAGACAAATTGTGTTTGTTCAGAAAATAAGATCAACTTTTCTCCCATAGTTACTGCGTGTTTTAAGATCGCAACTTTTGTATGAGATGCAGCTACATCTATGGGTTCAGTATCTAAAACTGATATAACTGTTTCTGGAAAAAAATTAAAAAATTCTGATACTGTTGAAAGTATTACATTATCACCTGCTAAAAATCCAAGCCTGTTTCTAAAGAAAAATACGTTATTAATTTTGTTACCAATAAAAGAAGGATCTGGTGCTGATACTAAATCACCAACAATACGTTCACCCCATTTTGGAAGATCAAATGATTGACCACTTGCTGTATAAGAATCTCCATCTACTCTTGCAAATCTAAAGTTACCATCAGCCTGACGTATCAGAACGTGTGGCATAGTATCGTAATTAAATTTAAAAGGTATGCCAGCTTCTACTGTTTCAGACCATTGACCTTCTTCAAAAGCATTTCCATTATTAGTCGTAAATTTAACGTAGTAATTATCAAAATCTGTACTTTCATCACCAACAACCTCTACTACATATCCATTAGGTGACACATTTGGTAGATCAGTAAACTGCTGTACTGTATCTTTTATGACTGTCATTTTGGTATTACCTTGAGAGTCATTACCATCTATTGAAAAATCACTACCATCATTCTTTTTTATATGTATAACAGGACCATTTCTGGCAATGGCAAAACCTGTAAGGCCAGAGTTTAAACCGCCTGCAAGATCAGTCGCTACAGTTGTAGTTGAAAGAGGATCGTTGCCAGTAGTGTCATCTGTTACTGTCACTCCATCTACAGTCACAGAATAAGTAGTTTTAGATGTTGCCTGGTTTATAAATATAATTGCCTGAGTTATGTTGCTTGCACTATTTGATAAGGCACTATCCATTGCAGGGGTGATACTGGTATTAACAACAAACGTGAAGTCAGCAATAGTAACTGTCTTCATTACACTTCTAGGATTTGATGTGTTTAAATATGATGTGCCATCTGGTTTATGGACTGTAAGTTCTGTACCATCTAATTCAAAAACTTTTACATTACCATTACTAAATACAGCTACATACTGTTCAGTTGCATCTCTATTTATAGTTTGAATATGTACATTTCCTAGAGTCGAATTGCTGATTGTTGCCAAGAATTGAGATCCAGACCTTTTTGTAAGACCAAGAACAGGGTTGCTGTCAGCATTATCCTGTATGTCAGCGTGATCTGCTTGTTTCAAAGCATCAGAAGACTGCGATATACCTCTTAATAATGTAGGTATAGCTCTTGATATGACAGCCATAGTTATCTAATTAAGGCACTAGAAGGATTGTAAGTATCAAAGATACTGGTAAGAGAAGGATCTCCTCTAAGTATATTATGATCTCCGTTTGCTAAGTCTGTTTCCATCAATATAGCTCTAGCTCTTTGCTCGTCTTGTTGTGTATAGGTTCTTAAAGATTGGTCACTAACAAGTCTGTCAACAAACTTTCTTGCAGCTTGTATATTCATATAATGTCTAGCTGGTTCTGGTATCTCATCAAAATCTCTTAAATAAACAACAGTACAAATTAAGTCTTCATCAAATTCAAACTTATTGTTTTGTCTGTCATATAGTTTTAGACCACGTTGTATAGGATCAATGGTTGGGTGTTGATGTATATTTGCATCTACCCTTAATACATTTGTAGGAATGTTTATTTGATTAGATCCATCTCTGGTAAGAGTTACATCTATTTCTGTATTAAAAGACCAGCCTTCTGACTGAACACTTTTATTAACTTCTGTAAGAGTTGATTGAGCAATACGAGCATCAACAGGAAGTGTACCGACAAGACTATTGATAGGTGCTTCTCCTATAGCTGCCAACATAATATTGATAGCTTCAAGTTCTGTAGTTGCTGCTACTGCCATAATTAGTATTTAATTTTTAAAGAGTCTCTACCACCTTTCATTTTTTTCTTTTTCTTCTTTTTCATTGATGTACCATAACCCATAATAATTCTCCGTATTAGTAAAAAAAAAGGGTATCTAATAATAAGATACCCTATAAATTGAAATTAAGAAGCAGATAACTTAATAGTAGCTGCACATTCTGGTCTTAGGATTCCATGACCAAGAGCATACTTAGCAACCATTAATGTACCTTGATACATAATTCCGTAGTCAGAACCAGAGATCTCAGTTGTCATATCCATTAATTTAACTGTACCAACAGCAGATTTGTGGAAGACAAGACCAATAGTTTTACTATCGTCACCTGAGTAAGTGTTGTTAGCACCTGATGGGTTTGATCCTACGTTTGATTGAGGTACGTTGTTACTCATCATTACAGGAATACCTGCAACCTGTTGTACACGACCAGAAGCAAATGAACCATTACCACCTGGGTTAAAGTCAACATCTACAGTTCTTGTAGCAGACTCAGCAAGTTTGTAGTACTCAGCAGGTGGTAGTACACAGAAACGATCTGTTGGAGGAATGTCTCTTTCGTCAAATGTCTGTGCAATGTCATAGATAGCTGCTGCTATCTCATCACCTGTTACGTTTGCTGAAGCTGTATTACCAGAAGCAAGTGTAAGAACAAGACCACCATTACCACCACTAAGGTTAGTAGAAGCTCTGGAAGCGTTGGCGATTTGCTTCGCTACGTTTTGGTCATAAGTTCTGGCAAGTGCCTTACCTAGCTCATCAGCATAGGTAGCCCTAACGTCATAATGATTCTTGAGTTCATCAATATTAGCAATGAAACTCTGTGCAATTAATAGATCATCAATGTTGATAATCTTTTCGTTTGCCTTGATTTGGTTTGCTCCTACAAGTGGAGTTCCTACTGTGTGATATGCAGCAGTAGCAGTTCCTAATACTGG